TAGGGACGGAAACTGAACCGTGTTGTAGATGCGCTGCTCTGCCTGTTGAACGAAGACAGGGATATTCGCCACGAACTCCGTTTCGTAGTTCTGGGTGTAGTCCTGAATTGCAGCAGACAGGGCAGCGTAGTTCATGCCATCGGACCCCTAGCCATCACACCTTTGGTTGCGGCACCAGTGCCACGGATTTTGATACCGCTGGTTTTAGTGGGCGGGTAGTCCTGGCTACGTGTGTTAGCCACAGACACATTGGCCTTGCGCATGGTTGTCTTGGCAGGCTCTTCACCCACCACGACAGACGGATATGGCTTGGGAGATTTGTATGTTGCCATCTCAGGCTCCTTTGCGGCCAGGGCTACGCTGGTTCATGACCTTGGCCATGTTACGCCCGTACTTGAGCATGTCGGCGTTGGTCTTGCCACCAGCCTTCATCTTGGTTAGAGGTTTGCCAGGGTGCATGGCTTTCTCGTGCTTGTGCACAGCCTTTGCAGCCGTCTTCTTGTCCTGCGCCATATCCTTCTTATCCATGATCGACTCCTTATGTCGTTGCAACCGTAATTGTGCCCAAATTCACTGTCAGAACCAAGTTATTTGGTGTCAGAGCAGCATCAAAAAAGCTCGCTCCGCCAACCGGATTCCAGCCCCACTGAAAAATACGGCTACCGCCTGTGGCCGTACCGTCCTCGTCCGGGTCCGTACCGCTGATGTTTGAGAGCTGCAAACCACTGTTGCCCCCCAACCGATACGTGATGTCCGGCCTGGGGTTGCGCACAGCCTGCGGGTCCTCGACAGGGTACATACCCAACTGAAGCTGCGGGTGGTCGGGGTCCCAGCAAGCCGGGCACACCAACATGTTCACGTTTTTCGTCTTGAGCGTGTATGTCTTGAGCTCCTTGAGCTTGAAGCGAAAGTTGCAGCGGTCACACTGCGCAATCGCAAACTTGCCGGACGAAAAACGATTGGGCATTAGAACGCCCCAGCGATGTACTGCCTGCGCGGCACGAACCGCACAGCCGCCTTCTCATGGTCTTCCTGCGCAGCCAGCTCCCAAGCCTCGTCGTATTGTTGCTTGAGCACCCCCAAACGATCCATCGCTCCGGGAACCTTGAGCGCCATATAGTACGACAACCCCGCCGTCATGCAGGGGATGAACCGGAACGGCACATCCATCACATTGACACCGCCACCGGCATCCTGCACCCGGCGCATGCGCCAGTACACAAACTGGTACGTTGGGTTGCCCACAGTGCCTTGATCCGGCGTTGGCCAGACCGTAACGCGGGGGATATTGTTGACGTACACGGAAGTGCCGACAGAAGGGGTGGTTTGGCTGGTGCCGTTTTGAGCCCGGAACACGCCGCCAATCTGAGTGCTGTTGTTGATCCAGCCGTAATAGATGGTCTCGGCACCGATGTTCAGGTAGCCCAGCGTGGGTAAGTTGGCTGTGGAGGACAGCGTCAGGGTCTGGGCCCCCGTGTCTGCGCTCTGGTATGTGTATCCTGTGGGAGACACTTGGCCATCCAGCCGCTGCACCCAGACCTGAATCGGACGAGCTTGCGTCAGCTTGTTGGGGATCGTGGCGTAGGTAGAAACACTAATACGCGTGATCGTCAGGTCGGCCTGATTGGACTGCTGGTTGGGCTGCGTGCGGATCACATGATCGAGCAGGTCCACGGTATCGTTGGGCAGCGTGTAGGTGTTGAGCCCTTGAACAAGTGGGATGGTGCCCTGTTCAAACGTCCACATATTGACGCCACGGTTGGCCCAATCTGCGAACATCAGGTTCAGGGAACGCCGGGCCGTCTTGAGATCGTAGCCCGTACGCAACTCCGAGCCCACGCGCTCAAAAGCCTCCTCGACGATCTCGGTCAGATCGAGGTTGAAACCTGCTGCGCCTGATGTGGTGGCCATTACCTATACCTCGCCGTCTTCGCCGCCACTTTGGGCGGCTGCTTCACAAACTGCTTCCCGGCCTTCTTGCCCGCCCGCTTGGCACGGGTCGTGGCGGCATACTCAGCGGGGCTGAGCGCCTTGATGGCATTCTCAGGCAGATATCGCTCCCCCGTCTTGGAAGACGGTTTGCCAGACTTGGTGCGCCACTTTTGAGCACCCCAATCCTTGAGCGATTGCTGCGGGTCTTTCACTTGTACCCACCCCCACGGGCCTTGTACTGTTTGGCCAGAAGCTGTGCCTTGCGGGCCGACCATTGACCTGCGCCTGTGCCCTGGACCGCACGGGACTTGATCGACTCAAACAGCGACTTGCGCATGCCTGGCTTGGTGTAGACGCCCGCCTCGTTGACCTTGGACTCGGTTTTGCCACCCTTGGCGAACCTTTTGGTCAGCTTAACCCCGCCGCCTGTTATCGCGCCTTTGGGCGACATTCCCTTTGGTTTAAATGCTTGTCCTTCCAGGTATGCCTCAAGGTCGAGGTTTTTGCCCAGATTTTTTTGCATCGTAAACCGCCCGCCAGCACCGGACCCCATCTCTCCAGCGCCACCCATAGCTTTCACGCCATAGTTGGGTTTAACCGGCTCAAATTTGGACTCTACCTCACCACCCTCAGCGTACTGATCGAAGTCCGTGTCGTCCCTACGGGCCTTGCGTTTCGGCCCGGGCATCTTGCTGGGGTTGATGGCCCCCATGCCACGGCTGGCTCGCATATCAATACACCTTTGCCTTTCGTGCACCCCGAGCTTTACCCCAACCCTTGACGGCTCCGCCTTTTTTGAACTCTGCTGGATTAAGGGCAACAAAATCTCTGCTTGCACGCATAGAGGGGTTTGTCTGTTGAAGAAACCCGTAAGGGGTTCTAATAGGGACACCGCTTTCAGTGCGCACAAGGTTGTCGATGCCTGAAAAGTACTGAGCCTGCTCTGCATCTGTAATGAGGGGCAGTTTCGCAAGCCTGCGGGCGTCCTCACGCGCCCTGTCCGCTTGTTCGGCGTCTGAAAGCTCATGTAGCGGGCGGCGAGAAAACTCAGCCGTAGTTTTTGCTATTCTGGCGTCAGCCTCGGGATCGCCAAGCCGAACTCCTCTGCCAACAGGCAGTTTTGAAAGTGCATACATCGCGCCCAAGCCGCCAAGCACTTTGGAGGCTTTCCCCATTGATTTGCGAGCCATGACGGCCTCCTATCAGCAGGCGTAGCCGCCCTTTTTCATACCCAGGGGTTTGCTGCCAGACATCTTGACCATCGTGCCTTTGGTCTTGCCTTTGGTGGCCAGACCGTCACGGCTGGGAGCCGCAGTCTTGACAGCGCCCATCTTGGCCGTGGTGATACCACCGTTGGCCATTTTCTTGGCGGGTGCGCCTTTTTTCTTTGCCATCATTGCCATAAAACCAGCGTTCATTTTGGAAGCCATAGTGTCACCACCTTTCGAAAAAAACTCTTGCTTGCCTTGATTGGTTTTGGGTTTGTTGATTGCCTGTACGTCTGCACGGCTCCCAGACCCAAACCGCTTGCCCTTGTCTGCCTTCATAAACTCCTTGCCGACAGACTGCGGAACTCCTACGCGCTTGGCAGCGGCGGGGTCGTTTGCCACCATCGCCATCAAGTTGTGTTGTGCCTTACTCTTGCTTGGCATCGTCAGCTTTCTTTCTGCGGAAAAGTGTGTAAAAGTCTTTCCCGGTGGCCATCTCGTAAATACGCATGGCACCAACGATTGCGCCGATTAAACCAAACAGCGGCGTGAGCATATTCAAAAAAGCGCCAATCGTGCTGAAGATTGCCACCACATCCAGCACGTTTTTGACGGTATCTGTGTTCTCGCTCATGTCAGCAATTCCACGCCCTCAGGCTTTTGTTGATACGGCTGTTCGGGTCTTTCTTGGCTTTCTCGCCGGTCAGCTTCTTCTTCATGCCCTCCATGCGGGCACAGAAAGAGTCTCGGCGTGAGCCGCCCTCGGGCTGAGGGGGCTTGAGTCCCGGCTTGCCCGGGTTGGCCTTGTTGTAGGAGGCACGCCCCTTGGCGTTGAGTCCGCCTTTGGGGTTCTTGCCTTCCTTGCGCTGCCATGCTGCGGTCTTAGCCATAGAACAAAGTAGTTGTTACGTTTGCGACCAAGCCAACAAAAATGCCATCTTCGGCCAAAATTCCTTCGCCCGGAATCACCACGGGAAATGCAGTTGCGTTGTACGAATCTGCTTCCATCAAAATGTCAGCGTACATCGACACCGCAGGAGACCCGGTGATGGTGCCACTGGCAGAGTCCGTTACCGTGAACGTATTGGCATCTGAAACCGTGACCGAATAGATGTTATCCGTTGCCGTACCACCTGTGCCAGCAGAAAAGTCCAGCCAAACGCGGTTCCCAGTAGTGAGGCCATGATTGGTGATAGTCACCGTCACAGTGGTTGTAGACCGCCCGTAAGTGCCCGTTTGCGTCACATTGTTTGCAAACACCGTGTGCCGCGCCGCCGCACTAGTGTTTGCCGACACAACAGCCCCCTTGAGGCGTGTTCGGTAGTTAACCGCCACGCCCGAAGAGGTCATGTGTTTCGACTTTACGTCATATTGCATCGTCATTTTCTGGCTCCGGTTCTGGCAGTTCCAGTCTTGCAATCATTGCTTGAAGAACATCAATCGCCGCTTGGGAAGCAACGGCAACCTCATGAGCGTGGTTGCGTTGCTGCTCCATTTTGACAATCTCAGATTCCAAGAATTCCTTGGTTATCTGCATCAGGCTTCCACTGCGTACAGGAAGTACCCAACACCGGCGGAGTCAACAAAACGAATCTTCTGCGTCGGCGTGGTCGAAGTTGCGCCAATTGCCTGCACCATAGCGTCGGGCAGGTTGAACAGGTTGCTGATCGAACCCGTGCCGCTGTTGGTCGCACGAATAAACGCGGTGGTGCCGGGCAAGGTTGCGCCAGAAGCAAAGTCCGAATCAACTTGCAGAGCGGCAAGGGTGCCGCCGGGAGCAGTTGAAGAGCCGCCCAAGGTCACGCGCAGGGCGTTACCAGCACCAGAAATAGTGCCAGAACCGTTGATGCTCAGGGAGATGTGGCCGCCGTTAACAGTACCTGCGGCACCTGCGCCAGCGCCCGTAACTTGGGTCAGCCAACGTCCGGTCTCGCCAGAGCCAGTCGAGGTGAAAGCCAGTCGGCTGTACGAGAGACGAGTGTCGCCAGTGGTGGCAGAGGTGGTGCCATACGAAGAACTGATGTTCTGCGCGGTGGTAACGGAGACGGGGGAAGCTGCGGTGCCGACGATAAAGCCATTGGCCGATGCGACAGGCCCGGTGAAGCTAGTTTGTGCCATGATGATTCCTCACATGCGAGTTATGGGGC